CAACCGTTACAAAGAACACGACTGGGAGCGGGTACGTCAGTCGCTGGCGCAGTCGGGTTTGTTTGACGAAGCGCTGGGCATCAAACCTGTTCAAGGCGAACGCGTCAGCAACACCGGACGCGCAACACCAGCTGCACCGCCTCAACCGGCGCCGCAATTCGCTGCACCGGTCGCGCAATCACGACCCGCAGCAACACTACCTCAACGCCGCAGCTCCACCAGCGGTTACTTGAAGAGGCGTTGAGTTATGACGGAAGACCAATTACTGGTCCGAGGAATTTAACGCCAATCCCAAGTAGTTCAGAAACGGAAGCCCTCAGTGTTTCTTTGCCTCCTTCTTTAGCAGCAGCGGTAATGCTCTCACCGAACGAGGCACCTCCCTCCAGACTGGCGGGAGTGGCCTTCAGAATTTCAAGACCGCTAGCGGTAAGTACGGCGTCCTGAATGTAGTAAGGGTTGCTGTCCTTGAATTTCAGGTATCCAGCAGATTCGAGCCAGAGCACTGTGGCAATGAAAAACTCAGCACTTTCATTAGGCACATCAGCACCAACGATATCGCACCAGCGAGTAGCGGGATCGACAAACGTCGCCGGCATTAATGACTTTGGAACTGGGAATTTTGCATACAGCTCTGCAAGTACGAGTCCGGTTATTTCATTGAATTGGTCAATATTGGAGACAGCCATGTCAGAAAACTCCGAGGAGAAAGCACAACAAGTGCAAAAGGTAAAAGCCGCCGCCGAACTCCAGGATGAGCTTCGTCGGGTAGTGGCAGATCAGTTAACAGGACGAATGGACTGGGTGCGCGCACGAACTTACTGGCGGATGCGTCTTTGCGATATTCCGTCTGAAGAGCTGGCCGACGCTCTGACACACGTTTTGGCAGGCGGGAGCTTTCGGCAAGAGATTCAGTCGCGAAACCAGAACTTTGTCTGACGGTTTTTATATCACAGTGCCACTGCATTTTTAGAGCCTCCCCCTATGTCATTTACCCAGAAGCACCTCGACGCGGTTGAGGCGGCCATTGCTCGCGGTGAGAAAACCGTGCGCTACACCGACCGCACCGTCGAGTACCGCACCGTCGACGAGCTGCTCAAGGCACGCGAAGAGATTCGTACGTCGCTGATCAATGCTGCCGGGCCGCGCTCGCGTGTCGTCAGGCTGTACCACGGAGGCAAAGGAGTCTAATGGCCCGCCACTATCCGACGCTCACCCGTAACGGATTCTTGCTGCCGTCGAACATCAAGGCCAGTTACGAAGGCGCCGGAGAGGGCCGTCGATCCGCTGGCTGGGATGCTCCCGACAACGGGGTCAACAGCATCAATACTCCGGCACTGCGTAACTTGCGTTCGCGTTCCCGGGCAGCGGTTCGCAATGACCCATATGCCTTCAACGTGATCGATAAGCGCGTCAGCAACTTGATTGGCACCGGCATCACGCCGCGACCGAAAACCGACGACGAAGCCCTGCGCAAATTGCTGCAGGAACTCTGGGAGGACTGGGTTGATGAGTCGGATGCCGATGAGCGCACCGACTTTTACGGCCAGCAGGCGCTGGCGGCTCGTACCGTCGAAACCTCGGGTGAATGTTTTGTGCGGTTGCGACCTCGCGGTCTGGACGAAGGTCTCGCGGTGCCGTTACAGCTGCAGATACTAGCGCCGGAGTTCGTGCCGCATGACAAGTTCGAAACCACCAAAACCGGCAACCTCATCCGCGCCGGCATTGAGTTCACCCCGGGCGGCAAGCGGGTGGCGTACTGGATGTACTTGTCGCATCCGCGCGATGCGTCGTCGCTGAACGCGGGTTACAACCAACTGGTGCGAGTACCAGCCGCCCAGGTGCTGCACATCTTTGAGCCGGTCGAGCCAGGCCAGCTGCGCGGTGTGCCGCGATTGTCACCGGTGCTGAAGCGTCTGCGCAGTCTCGACAACTACGACGACGCGGTGTTGTTCCGCCAAGAGGTGGCCAACCTGTTTGCCGGGTTTATTAGTCGGCCGGCACCGGACTCCGGACCAGTGCCCAGAGATCCGGTCACCGGCCAGCCGCTGAGTCTCGATCGCGACGGCTTCACGCCGATGGTCGCGCTAGAGCCGGGCACCATGCAGGAGCTGGGGCCGGGGGAAGAGGTCGAGTTCTCCAAACCGCCGGATGCGGGCAACAACTATCCGGACTTCATGCGGCAGCAGCTGATGGCTGCCGCTGCCGGTACCGGAACACCGTACGAAATCCTCACCGGCGACATGCGCGAGGTCAACGACCGGGCGCTTCGTGTGGTGCTCAACGAGTTTCGGCGTCGGCTTGAGCAACTGCAATTCGGAGTCTACGTGCACCAGCTCTGCCGCCCGGTTCGAGCCGCCTGGATGGACATGGCCGTGTTGTCGGGTGTCCTGGTGCTGGAGGACTACGCACAGCGTCGACGTGAATACCTGCGCACTCGCTGGGTGCCGCAAGGCTGGGCGTACATCCAGCCAGTGCAGGACGTACAGGCGCGGCGGATGGAAGTCCAAGCGGGCTTTGCCTCGCGCAGTGAAATGGTCCTGCGCACCGGCTACGACGCCGAAACGGTCGACGCGGAAAACGCCGCCGATCTGGCCCGGGCCACACGCTTGGGCCTCAACTACAACACTCTCGACGCCGTCGAACCCATCGACGACAAGGAGCAACCATGAGCAAGAAAGCGCGACCACGCATTTACAACCGAGCAGGCAAGCAGGTGCAGGTGCAGGCCAAAACCTGGTACGCCGTGCACGCCAGCGGGGAGGCTGTCGAGCGAGTTATCGAAGTCTTCGTCTATGGCGAGATCGGCGCCTGGGGCATTACTGCCAATCAGTTCGTGCAGGATCTGCGCGCCATGGATGACGGCGTCTCACCCGTGATCGCCGCCTTCAACAGCATCGGTGGTGACCTGTTCGACGGCTTGGCCATGCACAACGCGCTGTCGCGTTTAGGCGAGCGCTGCACCGGGCGCATTGATGCGCTGGCGGCGAGTGCGGCCAGTGTCGCGGTCTGCGGCGCACACAAGGTCGTCATCGCGGCCAACGCCATGTTGATGATTCACAACCCATGGACTTATGCGGCCGGGGATGCCGATGACTTCCGCCAGGTGGCCGATGTTCTCGACCAGACCATGGAAGCGATCATCGCGGCTTACAAGGCGAAGGCGCCGGACATCGATGAGGTCGAGTTGCGACGGCTGGTTGCCGCTGAAACCTGGCTCACTGCCAATGAAGCGGTGGCCTTGGGCTTGGCCGATGAGGTGGGCGACGGGCTCAAGGTCAAAGCCTGCCTCGGCCAGGGTGGTGTGCTGCAGCGTTTCCAGCACGCACCGGCCGAACTGCTGGCCCAGCTCGACGAGCCGCCAGAGTTGGACCCGGAGTTAGAGCCCACCGATCCGCCCATACCCGACCCGCGATCGCGAGTACCTACGGGTCAAGGACAGTAACTGGTACCACGAGACCGCCGGCATGCAGTACAGCCAGTCCACCCGCGTCAGACAACCCGGCATCCGCTGGCTGGCCGATCAACTCGGGCTGGATCTACCCGCCATCCCGGTAATCAACCGTGACGTGGCCTAGGGAATACGCTCGCCAGATCGTCGCCATGCGCACACGCGAGGAGCGCAATGCCGCGCTCCTCGAAGTGCCTGAACACCTGCGCGAGCTGACCAAAACACACTGCCTGAATTCCTGGAACCACCCGGTAAGAACACAACGCAAGGAGGCTCAGCAAGCCAATGATTAACACCAGCCAGACACCGCTACGACTGCAACCCGCCCCCGAGTCAGCCACCGTGGAGTTGCTTTACCGCACCTTCGGCGACGTACTGATCCCGCTGGAAAAAGTGCGCGAGCAGTACTTCCGCAACCTCAACGAGCAGTCGTTTGTGGCCGAGATCAACAGCGGACGGATTCAGCTTCCCATCACCACGCTCGACACCAGCCGCAAGGCACCGAAGTACGCGCACATCCGGCATGTCGCTTCGCTGATCGATATCCGTGCCTACAAGGCCGATGAAGAAATGCTGCGACCGCAGGACGACTCAACCGAGTAAGACACCCGACCCGAAGGCTGCCACCACCAGCCTACGACAACACCAGGAGCACACCACATGACTGCAATTCAAATCTGCGCATTGATCGGCCTCATCATCGGCGCCGCCCTTCTCTACTGGACCGGCTAC